GAATAGTCGATCGACCCATCAGGCAGCGTCGGCACGCCGCCCTTGAACGCATCTCTCAGCTCGTTCTTGGCCTTGCGGTCCTGAGAGTCAAAATAGCTCTTGACCGGATCGCCGAACGTCGAGAAGTCGTAACGGGTATTCCCCGCTACGCCAGAGATGATGCTGTCGATGTCAGCCATCAGAACGCCCCGAACAAGCTGGCCCCGACATTCACGGCCTTGCCGATGCCATCCCACATATTTTTGGAGATGTTGTATTCGTTCATCGTCGCCGCGGCGTTGGAAGCGCCCTGCCCGGTATAGTTGGCATTCGCCGCGTTACCCTGGCCCTGGTAGGACTGGTTGAGCGCGCCGCCCTGCCCGGTGGCCACTCCGGCGGCACCACTCACCGCGCCCGCCTCACCGCCGAGATAGGGCTGCAGGCCGGAAAGATAGCTGCCATACGCCTTCGTCGCCTGATCGGTCGCATATTTCATTGTATCAGCGTCAGCGTTGCCGCTGTTGAGATTGCCGGCGGCCGCGTGCGTGCGCTGCAGGGCTTGCAGGCCCTCACCCAGGCCCACGCCATAGACGCCGTATTGACCGGAGTTCTTGAACGCCTCGGTACCGCGCTGAAGCCCGGCAACCCCATTCGCCCCGCTCGCATCGCCATAGGCGTTTGAACCCGAACCATACTTTGCGATCAGGGGCTGGTAATAGCCCTGTGCGGTGGCAGCGCCCGTATTGATGGCGTCTCGACCCTGACCATAGTTCGAGGCCAAGGCGTCATAGCCCTGCTGAAGACCAGCGTTGCGCTGTTGTGCGGCTTGCTCGGCCTTGTCGTTCGAGAAGATATCAAATAGGCCCATCAATTGGCTCCCGGCGTCCAGAGCTGCGTTGTCGAATTGTAGATCAGCACCTGACCATTAGTCGGCGCGGTCGTGGAAACGTCAGGCAAGTTGGCCAGCCCTTTTCGAGACTGAAAATATTCGTACCATGTCTGCGTCACGATCCCCGTCGCGGGATCAATCATTGGGACGTCCGGCCCCGGAAGCGGCTTGCTCATTTCGGATCAGCCCTCAGCAGCGTTGTACTTTGCGACCCGCCCATAAATGCGATCTTCACATTCGCAGACGCCTTCAGGCGCCAGCGTCGGCCCTGCACGCCCGTCATTCCAGTTCGTAAAACCGTGACCTCGGTGGGCGTTGCCTGCCGTCCGAGCTTGCGGGTGATCTCATTGCCCCACGTTACGCCGAGGTTTTGCGTCCAGGTAATCCCGACCTCCGGATCGGTATCGGTCGGGTCCGAGCCCTGCGCGTTACCGATGCCGGTCACGAAATCAAAATCCGCTCTGGGCACTTTCGTTCGCTTTGGAAAACCCTGTACCGGCCCGCTCTCGATGTGAAACACCAAGGGAGATCCGTATTCGTCATAGGCTGTGTCACTGACGTAGAGCAGCCGACCGAGCGCCGCGTCGCCAACGATCCACTTCCCAAACGCGCGAACCGCGGCGACCGCGCGCCATGTGTCCACAAGGTAGCTCTTGCGCTCGTTCCACTTCTTTGAGCCAAGATCGAACTCCCAGCACCATGCCGGGCACTTGAGAACCCACTTCGGATGCCCTTGCGCGATGTAGACGAAGGCTTCCAGTGTCGATTTGGTCGTTACCGAGGCAATCAGCCGGTCGAGATCCGGAGGAGAAATCTTCAGCGGGTTCGGCGTGCCATTGGCCTGCACTACCGAGTTGTCATCCGCCACCCAGATCAGCGACGAACCAAACCCGTCCTCATGCCCGGCGATAGCGTAAGGGCTCAGCAATCCCCTCTGGAGCACGTAGGAGCGCGTAAACGGAAACCCTGTCGGATTAGCCGTGTTGGCATAGACCTCACCGAAGGCCGGTCCCAGCGCATAATACTGGCCATTGAACGGCAGTCCTCGCGTCAGCCCGCCCGGCTTTGATTGCGCCTTCGTCTTGTCGAGCGTGTTGATTGTGACATCGTTCAAACCAGATGCCTGCAGCGTTCCGTCGCCTGACGTGAAGATGAAGTAGCCATCCATGAACCCGACACTGTTCGGAGCGCCAACGTCGGTATCCGCAAAGCTGGACACGGCTGCGGTAGTGACCGTGAAGGCCCCGGTTCCAGGCGCCACGCATACCACGTCAGGCGTGGTCTTGTTGTTGCGCGCCCAGAAGACCTTTTCGGTTCCTGTCAATGATCCCGTGAGGAGAGTTTCAACAGCCGCGGAATCGAAACGTGAGACCTTCCCGGACCAAGCCGCGTAAAGCGTATTATCGACCAGAATGGCCCCACGAAACCCGGTCTGGCCTGAGGTTCCGAACAGCGCCAGCCCCGGGCATTTGCGCCAGACCACGGGGGGCGGTGCGGTTTTCTTGTCGGACTCGATGACCTTGCCCAGGGGTTCGGCATAGCAATTGATAAGCCTGCCGGCGCTCTCCTGTGGTGTTGCCCCCGGTGAAGATGACAGCGGGAACGGGATGCGCGCCACTAGAAGTATTCCACTTCCTGCGGCCCGTATCCCGGCGTCGGACGGGCAAGCACACGAACCCGGTTGCGCCAGCGCTGCGCTTTTGCATCATCAGACTTTCCGCCAAACTCGTCGGCCGCGGCATTGGCAACCAGCATGCAAAACGGGATGAACAGTTCCTCATTCAGCGCGTTAACGTCGCTGATGTAGGTCGTTCCGTCCACGTTGATCTCAGCGGCCTCGCTGTCGATATAGCCGTCAATCGCCTCCGCATCTTCAGCGGACGGATCTTGGCCGATATCGCCGCCCGTAAGGATAGCGAGCGTCTTGAACTGGATTTCAGTTCTGGTCTTCGACATGATCCACCTTCGGCGGACGGCCGGGAACGCCGGTAACCTCGAAGAACTGATTGCGCTGGGCTCTCCGGATGATGTCCCTGTCGGCGACCTCGACGGCCTGCCCCTTGGGGAATTTCATATCAAAGCACTTCGTAAACGACGGGCCCGGATTGTCGCCGTCATCCTCACCCTTCCATGTAATCTTCGCCATTACGCCGCGTCCTCCTGTTTGATTTCAGCGTCCGCCAGACAAACGTCATGACAGACCGCACCTTCGTAGTGCTCAACACGGATATCCGGGTCTACCCAGCATTCGCCGCCGACCTGTCGAAACTTCCGGCAGAAATTGTAATCCTCGCCTTCGTCCTGCATGCGCCCGTTGACGTTGATCAGGTCGAACCAGAACCAGTTTCGCGTCTTGTCGGACTGGTCGCCCTGACTGAAATACTGCACCGTCACCGGCTCCAGTCGATGAAACACTTCAGCCCGGATCGCGAGAAACCCCGTCGCCAGCGAATCCGCCTTCCATAGCCTTCCCACGAGCGTCCGGGCTTCATGGATAGGACCATCCGGGAAACCTGCCACGGCGGCTGGGCTTTCATCCCATCGTGCATGCCGCTTTGCTGGAGCTGCAGACACCATATCAACGTCATGTCGCATCAGCTTGAAGAAGTCTTCGGCCTTCCATGCGATGTCGTCGTCTATGAAGACGATCCAATCACAGTGGAGAGAAAGTGCAGCAGCAACGAGCCGGTTTCGGACCCTTGGGAGTACCGCGCAGCCGGGCGCAAAGTGATGGTCGATCTTGACCCCAAGCTGGGAAGCAGCCTTCATTGTCGCAATCAGCGACCGCTGGTGACGATGATGGGGATGGCCGGTATAGCTCGGGGTGCAGATAGCTACACGCATCAGGCAGCAATCACAGCGATCTTGAGGCCCGGCGAAACGCCAATGTATAAAATCTCGTTCGCGGCCACATCGATCATGGCGGTGGTGGCGGTTGGGTTACCATTGACTGAGTAGCAAAAAGCTACATCAGCCTTCATCCCGATATATGCAGTAGAGGCGCCAAACGCCGACGACTGTACCGAAGTTGACGTGAACGTAACGGTCTGGTTGACAACCGCTCCGCCCTCTTGGGCCATTTGCCCAATGCCACCAACATTGGTTAGGCTTGAATATTCGCGGATCTTGAGTGTTGACATGGGCAGCCCTCAAAAATGGTGTGGGAGCCGAAGCCCCCACACTGTTGTCAGATCAGGCCACCGGCATGTATTCGATCCACACATAGGCCTCGCCCGCGGTTGCCGCGGTTCCGGTCTGTGCGTGTGTCGCGATGATCGACGTGTTGGCTGTCATCGGCCCCATGTCGTTCGAAGTCGCCATTTCATCCGCGACGATCACTCCGATAGTGCCCATCGCGAGGTCAGTAGCGAAGCCGTCGTCATCGGCGGTCGTACCGATGTCGAGGACGTTGGTGGACGCCGCATTGAAGGCCGTGGTAACCACGACACCTCCGCGAAGAACGATGCCTCCGGTCGGGATGGTGCCAACCTGGATAACGGCAGTCGCGCCGTCCAGGTAAGTTACCTTCTTGCGGAGGTAGTGTATGACCTGCTGGCCGGTAGTGCGGGCTGGAATAGCCATGTTGATGATCCTTTCTGATTATCAGGAATCGGCCGCAGCCGCGAAAAACCCGGTGGCGACGCCCCATTCCTTGAGCAATCCGCCCGTGGTTTTCTTGAACATCTTGCCGACGCCGTACGCCGTCTCGATGCCAACGCCCGTGTTGAACTGGTAATCGGTATTGTCGAGCTGGGTTGGCTTCGCCATCTGCCCGTACGCCATGACCATGGCCGACTGGCCACACATCCAGACCGGACGAACTTCCGTCGTGCCCGAGGCGCCCGCGGTGGTGTAGAAAGCCGGCGCGCGGGTATCGATCTCGGGGATCTCGCGATGGATCACGCCATCGTCGAGCAGATCTCCGTCCTGGAAGATCGGGTTCTTGGATACGCCGTTCGCCTCACGGGGACGGGCGTCCTTGTTGATGGTTTCCAGATCGGTCTTCAGATCACGGAACGTTCGAGAGCCATGGAAGGCTACGAAGTATTCCCGGCCGTCCGTTACCTTGAAGGGGCGGATCTTCGGGTTTGCCGCGCGGGCGATACGCTTGAGCAGCCGCATGGCGGCGCGGTTGCATTTGTCGTCGGTCGTGTCGAGGTTCGCTGTTGCGGTCGCGAACGTCGCCGAATAGTTCGACTTCAGCTTACCGAAGAGAACGCGGTCAACGTTATCCACGGCCCAGGTATTGCGCTGGGCAGCGGTAGCGTCCTGGAACAGGATGCCGTTGACACGTTGGCCGGCGGCCGAATTGAGGCCGGCGGGAGCCGATTCCGAGGGAAGCGCATAGAACGCGTCGATGATCTCGTCTCGGGTCAGTTCCTTGAGCCAATCCGACAGAAGCGGGCGGGCCACGTCGAAGATCGCCGACGAATCCTTCTGCTTTTCGGCCTTGTTGGTCTTGACCGCGTTACGAGCCCAGTCGATCCAGGCACGCATGCCGTAGTTGTCGACATCCTCTTCGTTGCCGGCCAAGGTTCCGGAGCCGATCGCCGAGGAGCTGAGCCGGGCAACCAGCGGGATATTCATCTGCTCGCCGCCGGAAGTCAGCTCCATGCGCTTGCGGATGATAGAGGTGATGGATTCGCCCATATAGGGGGCGAACAGGTTTTCGCGAACCCACTCACGGTTCACGCCTTTCGTGAACTTGATGAGCTTGTTGTTGGTCTGAATGGTGGTGAGAGCCATGACGGCTTGTCCTTTCTGAAGCCGTCAGCCCAATAAAAAACCCGCCATCAAGGCGGGCCATCATCAGGATTTCGGCGAGTTTATCCGTTAGCGTGTCGCCAGAGCCCGTCGTTCGAGATGTCATCGTCATCAGCGGATGTTACCGTTGATGCGTTGGTCGCTCGGGTCAGGGATGGCGGGAGGTTTACCGGGGCGGCCTGTCGGGTAGCGCCGGGCTGGGGTTGCGTTCCGCCTCGAATGCGTTCGAGAACCTTGGCCTGGTTGGCCGGGTCCGCGAGATACGCCTCGAAGCGCTTTTCAAAGAATGCGTTGGGATCGGTGCCTACTTCAGCCATCGTCTTTCGCTCACGATGCCACTGGATGAGAGTTTTGCCGGGGTCGCGCGACTGCTGCATGCGAGCCTTAAGTGCAGGATCAACAGCTTGCTGGGCAGCCGCGTAGGCCTCTTCGAACTCTTTCCCGTGTTCCTCGTGCGCCTTGGCGAGTGAATCTTCCCGCCGTTCGTTCAGGCGTTCCTCGCGCAGCTCATTGCGGATGAACTCCCGGTAGCCAGGAGGGTCCAGAAGCGGATCAGGCGGTTCGGCCTTTTCCTGAGCAACGGGCTGAGGTGCCGGCCGCTGCTGCCATTGACGCTTTTCAGCCTCAAAGGCCGCCACCTTCTCGGCGAGCGCCCGCTTTTCCTCGTTGATCTCCCGAACACGCCATGACGGAACCATTGCTGCGTTATCGTCAACCGGGGCCTTCGTGGTGAAGACATGATCCGGATCGGTAGCGTTTGGCTTGGGCAGATCCCCTTCCGCCGGTTTCTCGGCAAAACGGCCCTGTTCGTCACGGTGCGGTTGCCCATCCTGCTCTACAAGCGCCTCCGGGACTTCTACAGCGGCTTCATCAGCCGCCACTTCGTCCGCATTGGCCTCGTCGAACAGTTCCTGGTCACTCAATCCTGTGTCTACGGCTTCAGTCGGCATACTTCACCCTTTCGCGTTTCGTGCGATCACGTTGTGCCTGATGTCGCTCAGGCTTGCGGGTAGTCTT